GTTTTTTTCGTCTTCAACGAATTTAATTTCCATCAGTTTATACTGAATTGGTAAGTATAAAAGGTCACCTTCTTTTGGAGTATGGTGTGTATTTGGAAATTGTTTTGTTACTAGACGCTCAAATGTTCTTCTTGCAATGCATAGTCTTGCAGTTTCAGCAATTTGCAATCCAAATTTGGAGAAAAATTCTTTATTGCCTTCGTAGTCTCTAAATGACTCAAGATAAACTTCTAACTTGATTGCCGTTTTAAATGTTTTAACTGGGTCATCACCAAATAATTCATCTGTTGAAGATTGCGAATCTCTTGGGATGTAATACACATCGATACCATGATTTCGAATAGACTCAATGATCAAGTCTTCAAGAAGTTGTTGTTCAACGCTGGCGCGTTGGTTATTGAAGTATACTGATGTTCCCATTTTATCCTACTAGGAATTGAGATGGTTCTTCGTAAGTATCGCGGAGTTTGACTTCTAGTTTCTCAACTTCGGCAGATGCTTCGTCATAAATTTGCTGACCGTTGATGATCAATCCACCAGGAAGAACATAGTTACCATATTTCTTCAGGTTAGTGCCCCACTGCTGTTTAATTAGAGCAGTAGTATATTCCTTGAGCCAAATATCGTTGAAAATCTTTTCATAAGTTTCTGGATCAACAACGCGATGGGCTTCGAAAAGCATATAATTGCCAGCCTGGTATTTTCCACCCCAATCGGTGATTGCATGAACCTTGCCAGTTTTCTTATCGAAATTAAATGGCGTTTCGCCAGTAATGATCATATCGAGCATTGCCAAATGCTCACGAGCAATCACATAGTAAGTATATGATGACGAGGTGAGATTATAAAAGTCGTTCAAACGCAATTGATAATTGATATCAAACATGTTAAATCCAGCCGATGACGTCGATGCTGTTGACGTTCCGCTGTACGGTAATACTCTAGAAACGCCGATAATACAATCAGCGACTTTAACGTATCTGTTTAGAATATCTGCGTTGGTTAATTTATGTGCAAGATATGTCTTTTCTGTACCATCAAAGTGGTATTGCTCATACATGTACAATGCATCGTCGATACGATCGTCTACTTGATCGTCGTCGATATTGATATCAATGACTGGGAAACCGAGTTTGCGGAGGCAATAGTCTTTGAGTTCTGTGCGATTGGTAGGTTTTGCCATTGTAGCCTCGAGGATAATTACCCTATTATTTAGCAATTATTCGATTGGCGACCCATTTCGAGAACTATAGACCTTATTTGGGTCCATATGAGCAAACTGTTCCCAGTTTGGTTCTCCTTCGAGGATACGTTTCCCTGTCGTCAGTTCTCCGATATGTTCGATAATATTCTTGCCCTGATCGTTTTTTAGAGTCGCCGAATACATCTTATGGAACCAATGCAAATAAACCATAATCATCCCCTCATTGATCGTGAACTTCCAGTAATCCTGGAACGGATAATTAATAATATTTCGACGATATAAAGAGAATATGATTGGAAAGGTTTTAGTGTTTTTAGAATAGTAGAAATTACCGAATTTCGTATCATCTTTTTCAATCTTTGGTTCTGTTTCATGGAAATACCATGGCTGACGCTGCAAGACTACTGACGCCATGTTCATATCCGATTCAAGAACTTGAATAAGATCATCTACTTTAATCGGTTCGAGTAATACGACATCGTCCTCTTGATGCAGAATATAGTCATAGTCGGTATTCTTAAGAAAATTAAAGAAGTTTGACCAAGTGACCGATAGCCCAAGATTATCTGGCTGCAGCAGTGAATTAAAACCATGCACCTTACAGAGGAGATCAAAGATCGCATCATTACGAGTGCGTGGATAGTCGTCGATAATTAGTTTATCGATTTGGTGATTACCATAATCTAGATTCTTCAATGAATCTAACGTCTTTGTTAGATATTGGATTCGATTGCAAGAAAATATAACGTGGAGGATTTTCATCAATATTCTGTACTAAAGAAGAATGTTTGGAACAAACGACCAGTTTCCATATTGTTGCCAAAGTAATCTACAGAAGCGTGGTATAGATTGCCGCGATATAGCACAATGCGATTATATTTGTTTGCAACATAATCTGTTTGTTCCCACTTGGTGTAATCGTAGCCATCCAAGTATGGAGCAGTATTGTCTGTACGAGCATACTCACCAGTTTCTTTATAACGATACAATGCTGTACCACCAGATATTGGAGCATTTGGCGTCAAATAGCAAACACCTGCCCAAGTATTGAAACTGTCGGCGTGAATCCAAGTACGGTCTGCGCTAGTGCACAATTGAAACGCGCCAGTATATCCAGAATCCTCGTGCCAATTGGTAACTCTTCCACCAGCATTTTGTACGATATACTGAATCGATGATTTTAGATCATCTGGGAGCCATGGCTTTGTACGAATTCCAGGATAATTGCCTTTGACCTCAAATGGTTGAGCCAGCGCATAGGCACGCACATCATCTGGATTTTGATAGAAATCGTCAGTAATAATTAAATTTGTTTTCATCTCATACCTCAATAATACATAAATCGTCCAGAAGTCCCGTCCCAACCGCAAACTTTCCAGTCGGTTTCAATAACTTGATTTTCATATGGTCTCGTGAAATAGTATGATAGAGTCTCAATATCATAATGAGCCATTTTTTGTTGTTGCAATAAATGCACAGCAGCATCATTAATATCTATAAATTTTTCTAAATGTTGAGAACCAAATGCATATAAAACTGTACAGTATTGATGCAATCGGTTATTGTTTTGCTGTAAACGGCGATCTACTAAAGAATAATTCCAAGCATCATTCCATTCAAAGTTTAGAGGTTTTTTGAAAAAGATCTTGTCTGTATTTTCAGCCGTAAACAACGAATCATTAAATTCCCAATAAAAATATCGCCCGCATCCTTTGATAATATAGTCGTATTGCTTCAATTCTCTTTTGTATTGCGTATAATATGTGTTGAGCAAAAGACTCTCACACAAACTTTTGTTTGGGTGTGTATTGACAATCTCAAATGCTGCACCAGATAATTCTTTTAAAGGTATGAAATCTACGTTTGGAAAATATCGAACAATGGAAATATATTCAAAATAATCTGATGATGAGTCTACAATTACAATTTTAGATTCAGGAAACGAATTTCGAATTGAATTGATCGTAAAAATTGTTTGTCGAAACCTTTCCTCGGATGAAAAGACCGTCCGTACTGGGCTATACGTCAGCGGCGCGTCTCTTGTTTGAATTGAAGATCCAACAACAAATATCTTATTCATAAAATTGGTTCTTAATCACTCTATTTAAATACTGTTGGTGTTTATGGTGAATCTCTTCGTCAGAGAAATTCAGTCCCCACTTTCTGCATTCTGCTGGATCAATTTTATCGATACTCTCCATTGCCAACAATAAAGACTTAAAGTCGCGGACCCGATATCCTGTTTGCCCTTCGAGCACAATCTCTGGAAATGCGCCCCAGTCTGTTGTAATTACTGGAGTTCCAGATAGATTGGCTTCAATAATCATATTTCCGAACGGCTCAACGTAATATGTCAGACCAAAAAGTGCCTTGGCTTTTCTCATCAGTTGTTTACGTTGTTCGGCATTCGCAATACCAAATATCTCAACATGTTCTGGAATTTTGCTGTACCCCATTGCTTCTAACGCTCCAGGTCCAGCAATAATAAGTTTTTTACCAAGTTTTTCTGTTGCTTGAATTGCTAGGTGTACGCCTTTCTCCTCACACACTCTACCGAAATACAAATAATAATCTTCTTTGTTAGCATCATATTCAAATTCAGAAACTGTAAAGGGATTGCCGATTACTGCGTCAAACCATGACGGTGACATGAGCATTCCCTTTTCACCATAGAAATAGTGCATGTTTGCATAGGAAGTGAATGCACGATATGGGGCGAATACACCATTCGCGCGATAACCAATTGATGGCTCGACAGCCTTACAATTAGGGTTCATATCACAGGCAAGTTTATTTTCTACACCAAAAAAACAAAAAAAAAAAAAAAAC